AAGGCACGAGAGATCGTTACAGGAGCTTTAAATACGGTTGACGTTGGTCAATATATATTCATAGAGTCTACAGCAGAGGGTAGAGAAGGATATTTTTATGATATGTGCAAGAAGGCGCAAGACGATGCCAAATCTAAACGTAAGCTATCCAAGCTCGACTTCAAGTTTCACTTTTTCCCGTGGCAGGGGGAACCAGGCTATCGCATCGGCAACATGTTTCCAGTTGACACTGAGATGGAGGCCTATTTCAATCATCTAAGGGCTATTGGTATTGATCTGGATGATGAGCAGAAGGCTTGGTACATAGGAAAGGCAGGTAAACAAGGCGATGACATGCGAAGGGAATTCCCTTCTACTGCAGAAGAGGCTTGGAGTGTGTCACATGAAGGCATATATTATAGTAAGTATATGGATATGATTAGGGAGCAGCAGCGTATAACGTATGTCCCTTATGACGAAGAAATTCCCGTCAATACTGCTTGGGACTTAGGCTTCAATGACTCGATGGCCATATGGTTCTTTCAGATCGTTGGTAAGGAGATAAGGCTTATTGAATATCTTGAAGGCTCAGGAGAATCTTTAGCTCATTGGATAGGCGTTGTTAAGAACAAGGATTATGTTTACGACAAACACATTGCTCCACATGATATTATGGTGCATGAGCTTACTACAGGGCAAACAAGGCAAGCAGCAGCTCGCAAGATGGGCATGAACTTTATCCCCGCCAAGAAGATGGATATTATAGGTGGTATCGATGCTGCTCGTGGCATTCTTAATAGATGTTGGTTCGATGAGGCTAAATGCGCGCAGGGCATCAAATGCTTAGAGAACTATAAAAAAGATTGGGATGAACGTCATGCCTGCTGGCGTTCCCAGCCATGTCACAATTGGGCTTCACATGGATCGGACGCATTCAGAACTTTAGCCACAGGCTTGCACCTTGTGGTCAGGACTGAAGGCGGAGATGGACATAATCCAAATAATTACATGCAAAATAGGTTTAACAGATAATGGAAAAGAAGAAGGAAAAGGTGATGGGGCGAGATGCGGCATTGAGTTTAATCGACAAGAAAGCCAGGTCTAGGATAGCCCAAGGAAATCTTTTTAAGCCTGAAGAAAATTTTCTTTGGGAGCTGATAGCCATTATCGTTCCTGTAAAAAAAAAAGAAGCGAGCAGGCGAAGAAAATAAATGACAGAACAAAGGATTATAAAAAGAAATGGGATCAAAAGAATAAAGAAAAAGAAAAAGAAAGACGTGACAATTTTTATATAAAAAATGTAGTAAATATTTCAACAAAAAGGAAGCTTTACTATGAGAAAAATAAGGAAAAAATTCGTGGTAGAGCAGCAAAATATCATGCGGAAAGAAAAGAAAAAATTTCCATAGATAAAAAACGTTATCGGGAAAAAAATAAGAAGTTATTGCGGCGAAGAAGGAAGGTGTATTATGAAGAAAACAAAGAAATTATTTCAGAAAAGCACAAGAATTATTACCGCGAAAACATAGAAATTATTTCTCAAAAAGCAAAAAAATGTCGAGACAAAAACAAGGAGGCTATAAATGCATATTCAAGAAAATATTATGCTGAAAATAGAGAGTTGGTTCTAGCTAAAGTAAAAGAATACCGCCATCTAAAAAAGCGCCGTGCCGCCTTAGATGCAAAAAAGGCGTTACTAAACGGCACAAACGCTTAGTCCCTTGCTACATACAAAATAGGTTTACAAGATGACGGACGTTAACGAGTGGCTAAAAGCCTCAAATAAAAGAGGTGATCAGATTTGGGACTTTGAATTTTCCGTTAGGGCGGTGAATGCTTTAGCAATAAAAGATATAAGAACATTTTCTCAATTGAGGGAGTCGCTAGGAAAGGTTAAATTTAAAGGTGCGGGGAAAGTCACAGAAAAGGAGTTTGCTAGAGCGATCGAATATTGGGAGCGGGGTTTTTTATCTAGTAGATAGTCGCTTGCCACATATCACAAAAAGTTTTAATGTGGTGCTAATCTTTCTTCGGGGGCATCTTGACTTTTTACTCCGCACCTTGGCAAAACAACCAAGAGCCTTCTCAAGGTAATGTTAGGCAGTTTTTAGATAATCTCTATACGAAATTTATGCCTTTGGAGCAGGCTCGCTGGAATCAGAGCAATATAGATACTCTTTTCTATGCGGGCAATCAGCAATATGTTAATCGGCAATTTTCATTTTCCCCTCAGACTTCATATCAAAACTACTACTTCAATCTAGTTCAGCAACCTGTAAACATGATCACAGGGCGTCAAAGGCAGCATCGCAAGTCCATTATGTACCAAGCAGCAGATGGTGCTGATCCTCAAACATGCGATCAATATACAAGATTGATTAAAAGCGTATGTCAGAAAGAAGGCATAAATGAACAGTTTAGCAAGTCATGTGAACTGTCTGCAATCGCATCTAAGAACCTTATGCAGCCTTATCTTGATTTTACGGGGGATGATCCTGCACAAGGGCAACTCAAGGTTAAGATTTGGGAGTATAATAGTTTCCTAGTGGATCCGTATTATCGTAACCCCGACATGTCTGATTGCCAATTCGTATGGTGTCAGGAATATATAAGCAAACAAGTAGCTGAAGAGCGATTTCCTGATAAAAAAGTGATGGTCCAACCCATGTCTGGATCACCTCAGAGGTATGGTTCATTCTATTTTCTTCCAGAAAACCACAACATGGCTCGTAATGACCTATGCGTCTTGTCTTATGTATGGTACAAATGGAAGAAAAAGAAAAAACGACTTTACAGTCATTCTAAGAACCAGTTCTATGATTTTGCCGGCGGTGATGCTCAACTAGAATCTATTCTTTATCATATTGAAGATATGGAAGAAGTTACTGTTGATACCCCATGTTGGAAAGTAGCTGTTGTTCTTAACGATCAACTTATGTTTCAAGGAGAAAACCCTCTTTGGGATGGATCAGAATGTCCTTTCATTAGTGTAGACTGGAATTATGATCCGCACATTAATCATTTTGATTTACGTTGCAGATCACTTGTCAGAACCATGCGTGATCCGCAATTCCTCTTTAACTACAAGGTCATCCAGAACAACGATATTGCTGCAGCTACCATCAACTCCGGCTGGAAAAGAAAGATCGGCGCTGTTGCAAACGAGGACAATTTAAAGAAAGCCGGCCAAGGATGGGATGTCATCATCAACGATGGCTATGAGATGGGTGACGTCGAAAAGATTATCCCTTCAGCAGTACCGCAATCTGACCTAGAGCTAGCACAACAGATGGCTGATTTAATTTATCAGACCTCTGGCATCAATATGGAAAACTGGTCTGGACAGCAAGACAAGCAGATATCAAGCCTTACAATGCTTCTGAAGCAAGATGCCAATTTAATGGTCTTCCAAAAGTATTTTGACCAATGGGATCATAGCCTAAAGTTGCTTGGAGAAAGGATGTTGCAGATAGCACTTAATAATTGGTCAGCAGAAAAAGTTGCCTTAATGATAGGCGAAGAGCCATCTCCTCATTTTTATTCTAAAGTCTTTGCTAAGTATCAGACTGTAGTCGAAGAATCTGATTTGACACCGACACAGCAGAATTTACAAGCCCAACAGATGATGGATATAAACGGAGCCTTTGGAAGGGAAGTTTTCCCTCCTTCTATGATTATTCCTAAGTTAAATATTACTGGAAAAGGTGAAATCATACCGTTCCTTGAGAAACAAGAGCAACAAGCGGCAGCTGTTCAGTCGGAAGCTCAAAATATCCAACACTCATTCGAAGAAATGAAGATGAAGGAACTAATGGGCAAGATACATAATCAATTGTCTCAAGCTCGTGAACGCGATTCTAGATCAGAATCTAATGTAGGCCTATTCGAAGAGCGCATGTCAATGATATCTAAGAATCATGCATTAGCATCTAAAGAAAAAATGTCAGCATTAGCGCAACTTCTTGAAACCATTCAAAAATTTGGTGAAGTTGAGACTTTCTTAAAGTCTAATGAACTTGACATAGTGAAAGCGGATGATGAAGAGCTTGAAAAGAACTCTAGAGCAGCTGTTGAAAGACAAGAAGCTTCAAAGAGATTTATTGAACAAATAATGAGTTCAGGGCAAAGTCAGAATGGACAACAGGGACAACAACAGGGACAAGGCATGCAACAGCCAGAAACGGCAAATGCTGGCATGTCTCAACAACAATTTTGAGGTTATATGGCAGGTAGCGAACAGAGAATGAAAGACCAAAAGAACGGCGGAATGAGAATTGATGATCATAAGTTTTTTGGAGGAGCCGGCTCACCAAAACCACCTATGGGCGTTCACAGAAAAGAAGAGTCTTCTGCTGAAGGCGCTGGTGAAGTGATGAAATACGAAGACAAAACAGAAGCTATTCGTGCATCACAAGTAGCAGCTGAAAAAAAAGTTAAAGCTCACCCAATGAAACAACCGAATTACAGAAACTAATTTCAGTCTGGGGGTTGGGAATTCCTAGCCGGACTCGAGCGGAGTTAAAAGCCGCTCACTTTAATTTTTTCATAACTTCAAGAGGCAAAATGGCCAAGTTAAAAAAAACTGAATTTGAAAAACAAATCAATGCAAAATCTGGATTTTCTGACCCAGATCGCATTAAGTATCAAAGACCAAAAGATGAGCCTAAAAATGGCAAGAACTCTCCTTTTGACTTTAGGTGTCCTCAGTATGATCAGCGATCAAGCAATTTTGTGAATGCAGGTACGCATTATGGCGTTGGGATTAACCAGCCTATTGGTCATTCTGGCAATCCAAAAGAAAGAGTGCCAGTAATGCCTATGGGCAGAGTGAATACTATGAGGGATGATGAAAAGGGGTAAAGGCGCTCATAATGGCCATACAAGCGATAGTCAAATGGGCTCTGGCGACTATCATGGTGTTGCCATTAAGCAGCCCGTAGGAACCATTAATAGAAGCTATATGGATGCTAAGCCAAAAGGCATGTCTGGTCACGGGAAACCACCAAAGGCACTTGCTTAGCCATTATTTTCTTCATTTTCGAAGAACGTTTTATATTCTCATAAATTTGTTCTATCCGAACATCGTCAAGATCATCAGGTTCTTTTGCTTCTAATTTTTCTCTGTGATTCTGGAAGTTGTCTATACTTTCAGATACAGTTTTATTCTGCATAATCAATCCTTTAGAAAACTGCCCCCAAAGCTCACGTGCCGGAATCATCCATATTACTTTTATGTTATCGCTTCCAGGATATGCCTTAAACAACATTGAATTTGTTTGTGCTTTTGGCTTAGTAAGTCTTGGTTGCCATATCAATCTCTTTGTCACACCATCATCATCCGTTCTAGCATGTGCAAAAATATAAAAGGGAGTATCTCCAAAAGGTCGTTTGTCAATAAGGTCTTGGCAACATTCTCCAATATCGAATCCTTGTTTTGTTAAATGAATTAGCCTGTCATGTGCATCTAGTGGATTAATCTTCATAGCTTGACACCAAGTTCCAATTTTAGTTTAATGCGCCTGAATCCTAACCGCATCTCTGCGTTACGAGAAAAGGATATATCCCATATATGACCGCGCCAAGTCAACCACAAGCTACGCCATCTACACAACAGCAAGCTGCTGCACCATCTGACAAAGAACTTAACTTTAGAGCACTTCAGTCTAGATATGAGCGAGAATTACAACAAGAACGTGCTGCTAGAGAAGCTGCTGAAAAGAGAGTGGCAGAACATGAATCTAGACCCGCTAATGACGAAGATGACGATGAGCCATATGTAAATAAGAAGAAGCTTGATAAGACGCTTTCAAGATTTGGTCAAGAGTCTAAAAAAGAAACACAATCCGAAATTCAAAGAGCCGTCCAAACAGCCATCAGAGAAGAAAAAAAGGCTAATTGGGTAAATAACAACAAAGACTTCTATGATATCCTAGGTCATGCTGACAAGCTTATGGAAGCAGATCCAGATCTTGCAGAATCTATTTTAGATATGCCTGAAGGGTTCGAAAGGCAAAAGCTAGTCTATAAGAACATTAAAGCTTTGGGGCTTCACAAGCCAAAAGAAGTAAAGTCGACAATACAAGACAAGGTTAATGCAAATCAGCGTGGCCCTTATTACCAGCCTAGCAACATTGGCACTGCGCCGTATGCATCGCAAGGTGACTTTAGCCAGTCTGGACAGAAACAAGCTTATGATAAGATGCAAGAGCTTAAATCTAGGATGAGATTAGGCTAATTAAATCTCCTGGTGTAGGGATCGAACCTACGGCCAGGAGAATATAACTGCACCGGAGGGATTCGAACCCCCGACCAAGAAATTAACAGTTTCCTGCTACTACCGCTGAGCTACGGTGCAATGAACTTCTTCATGTATTTAATGTGATTCTCCGAGCTCACCAGAAATGTTTATTTAACATGTTTCCATGTTTTCCGTTTAACAATTTCATATGTATTCGATACAGAAATA